TTGTGTCGCATCAATCTGTTCATCACTGGCGTTAAAAACGATCGTATTCTCACCCTGGTCTTCTTGGGCATTTTTACCAAACCTAATTTTGGTTGAACGTTCCACAGTCGGCAAGTTCTTGACCATTTAATATAGATTAGCATTTTAATTCGCGTAGAGGAGTCCCGCCATACCGTTCTCGATACGGAGGACGTTATAGTTGACCGCATATATCGGGTCGTTGATAGGCATTGATTCACTCATGATCTTAGCGGACTCTAAACGACTGAAGTTGAGGGTACCTGTGGGTTGAAGTGAGCTTGTTGAGAGGCAGAAACAATAGAGAAAGAAATCTGGGGACGTCACAAAGTTTGTGTGATAGTAACTCATCACATCAATAAAATGTGGTTTTCCCCATTTATAATTACTCATATCCGTACCATTGATGTTTAACTTAATTTTATTAAGGGGTGAAGTGAGCGCACCATCCGTGGTCGTATCCGATGAGGCGATATACTTCACGGGGTGATTAAATGTGAGATCCTGGACGAGTGTACGAGATGGAATGTTTTTCTGTACTTGGGTGATGAGAAGGTCATGTTTCCTCATTGCGATGTTACCACGCTCCTCGTTATCGAGATAATAGTAGTTCGCATAGCACTCTACGTTGTAGTCCGCTGCCGCCGTAGCCCAGTGAATCCTAAGTTCAACATTATGGTAGTTTAAGGCTACTAGGGGTAAGGCGCATTGAGGACCCTCGCAGAAGAAGAAGCGAAGGGGGTAAAAGTATGAACGCGCACTCACACCTGGGTGTGTACCATTCGCACTTCTGGAAACGTTTTGTGCGAATGTATCAATCGCAATTTTTTCAGTAAATATGGAATCTTGGGTATCGATGACCGAACCACCGATGAGAAGTTCCACTTTATCTATGATGGTATCCCACCTTTGAATATCAAGGGCTGATGTGATATTATCGATTGTAAAATAGACATAGCCGAGAAGGTCGCCAGATCGTTCGAAATGAACACTGGACATTGAATTGTTTTTCACCGCTCCATGGATCGTTTGTTTTTCGATGGATTGTGAAAAATTAGCATGTCGTTTAAACGTTGAACTAAAGAACGAAATTTCGGGGTCACCCATGATGTATTCATCCTGGGCTCCGATAGCGATCAATTGAACAATGCCTGCAGACATGGTATACTATAGTAAAGGGAGAAAATTACAAATTGGGTTTTCTACACACGAAACGAAGAATTATAAAATTATTTTTAACGGGGCTAGATGGTGTAATAGGTACACCATTTTGGTTTCTGAGAGTCACTGTAAATCGATCAATCGTACGAATAGGATCGATATATTGGGTCACAATGGGATAATTATCTTTAAAATTGAACGATGTCGTACCTTCACCTATGATACTCGCAAACGAATTTCTTAGCATACTCATCGAACTTTGACCTTCATAAACATTTGAAGCTCTATCACTGAAAATTGTATCAAGTTCGCTAATGGAAATATAACAGTGTTTCGTATCAGTTGTCGTATTAATATTAGTGGCTAACAGTCTAGCCTGAACAACATTTTTTAGTGGATTTTGGAGATGACATGTGAAAACATTGGCGCTACTCTGTCCAATTGTATCTATCGTCACTGTGTGATACTCATAATTGAGATCAGGGATACTCTCACTGAGAGTTGTAATGAGAGCCATTTATATTAGCTTAGATTAAAGATCCACCAATTCCATCGGTAATCTCATACCCAGCGTGTGCACTCACGAGTTCCTGGGCGCCACAGATACCACCTGGTGTGAGACCCTTGGAGTAGGGACTATCTTTTTTCCCAGACCCGGCAGTACATTCCAAGCTGACTGGGAGATCAAAAATTGAAGCATCACTGACAGTCTTGACGGTGATGGGCTTGGGCTGGTATTTACTGGTGGTGGTAGTCCTGAAAGCGGCGAGAGCCGAGATGACCACGAGAAGGATGACAATCATTGAGAGCGCATTACGACTGGTACGATTAAGGGTAAACATTTATAATGTACAAATATTTTTTTAAACTGCGTTAAAGGTATTTTTTTTAGTTTCTACATAAAGAGTAGATGGACGAAGAAATCGTACTCGACAGAGGAAATACCAACATTATGAAATTAGATGCGGATGAACAGGCCATCATGGATGAGATTGAAATATCTACTCCACAAACCCAGCGTGTTCCAAGACCAACCAGACCCACTCGAAATCCACCACCTATGCCCCAGCAACAGGAAAGTATGGATGCTTTTGTGAATCCCAACAAACAGTCTGCTCCTGTGCAACACCAACAAGATGAAGAGATTGATTATGGGGAGGAAGAGATGTACGACGACCAAGACATGGATATGGGTCCTGGTCCAGGTCAACAGGGAGAACAACCGACGAAGGGATACACCTCTATCGACGAGGAGAAGGCTGATCTCATCAATAAATTGAGTCGCCTCGAAAAGAAGGGGTTCGCGGTGAACAAGAGACTCAACGCGTACTCTAATGTTGAAGAGCTCAGGTCAGAGGTGAAGCGAATCACCTATAGCATTGACGTGGAACAGTCTGTTCGTTTCTCTCGACGGATGCTCGTGGCGTGTGTGACTGGGCTGGAGTTTCTCAACAAGAGGTACAACCCTTTCGAGATCCAACTCGAGGGTTGGTCAGAGTCAGTGATGGAAGGCGTCGATGATTACGATGGTGTTTTCGAGGAGTTGTACGTGAAGTATCGCTCGAAGGTCAGCGTCGCCCCCGAAATCAAGTTGATCATGATGTTGGGTGGTTCGGCGATGATGTTCCACCTGACCAATAGTATGTTCAAGTCAGTGATGCCCAACATGAACGATGTGATGAAGCAGAACCCCGACCTGGTGAAGAATATGATGGCGGCGGTCCAGAACACCACTCGTGCTCCAGGGGGTCCTACAACGGATGCTCCCGTGGGTGGTTCTGGTGAGTACCAGATGCAGGGTCCAGGTATCGATATATCAAGTTTGATGGGTGGGATTATGATGCCACCCGCTCCCCCCATGAACACGACGAAAATCTCCCCCCTCGAACCCCAGGATGATGAGGATGACATCTCCGACATCATCTCAATTTCTGGTGATTCCACTGGAGGTGAAGTCAAGGAGGTGAACGTCGCCACCACCAAAGGTAAGCGTACCACCAGACAGAGGAAGGCGAAAAAGGAAATTAATCTCTAAATATATATAAATGATAGCGTACTATCCATTGGAGGAACTGGAACCTCCCAAACAGTTGGTGGTGGATCCACCTGCTGTCACCCCCCTGAATGTTCAGGTTGGTTTAGAGGAGAGTGAATTAAATTACGTCGTGATAGCTTTCATCTTAGGCGTAGTTGCTTTAGCCGTATCAGATGCCATCAGGGCATAAATGTATATTGAATCTACCGCGGGGTCTTCCTCCGTAGTACGTTTAATTCCCGAATAATACACCACCCAACCCATTTTTGATCCTAAGCACATTGTAATTAACTGCATAGATGTATAGGGGTTGACCAGGGACTCTTCCTGCGCCAATGGACGCACCCCTTATGATCATTTTAGCGTTGTCCAAACGACTGAAATTACACGATCCCGATGGACTATACTCCGACGCGTTCATACAGAAGTGATAGGCGAAATATCTCGTGTATACCATCACGTTTCGGGTCGAATCAAATTCAGAAACACCGTATTGAGATTTATAATAATTTTGCACGGTATGGAAATAATTGGGTTTCATATTTTCAAATAAATACGTACCATTGATTTGTAAATCGGCACCAGTAAACGTAAAGTAGTCAATTTTATAATTACTCACGGTTGCATTGAAGCCAAAAAACAACGATTTAACTGGGTGGTTGAACGGGCTTAAGTCAAGTGTATTGTATCCATCGAATGTGTTAAGTTTGTATTCTACCCGTTGAACCTGTGTGATCACGAGATCCAACTGTCGTTGAATGATAGCCTCTCTTTCATCTTTATCCAAAAAAATGTAATTACCGTACACTTCAATCTTTTTATCTTCATCCGTCAATCCAGCGAGACTGGTTTGGTCATAGTTAATCTTTATTTCGACTTGGTGATTTTGGAGGGCGACGAGAGGTAAAAATGCCTTATGGTCACAAAAGAAAAAGTGTAATGGTATGAACCCTGGATTTTCATTGGAGGATTTACTGTTCAAATCTCGTGATTTAGTGCAGGTGTCCGCGAGATAATTTGACCATATATCGGTGTAATAGTCGAAATGGTGTGAATCGACCTTCTGACCCCCTATATACAGGTCAATAGTAGAATTGGAAAACATCGTGAGGGTATTGGAAGAACCTTCGAACCACAAGGCGTTAATGAGGTCACCGAGAACCGGGATCGTGATCGAGGTATCGTTATCATTTATCGTTTTAATCAGTTTAGGGACCTGCGAAAAATTTGTATGTCTTGTAAACTTCGTACGGAAGAAGGAATGCCCCTCATCACTTATGAGGTATGCGTCTTGTACACCTTTTGAGACAAGTTGTATTAATGCACCAGACATATTTAATAGATGTTCAGATTATAAAAACAGACACTTTCCCTGAGGGAAATCACTCTTGGGTTCCTCCGTGAATTTGCCTCGAATGTTGAAACCACCTTGTCTATACACCTTCATTCTCTTGTAATACATGGCTGTGAAGATCGACCATGGATCGTGTACATCGTAGATGTGTGGGTCATTCTTTTTCCCCTTTGTCTCTCTCATGATTCTACCAATACTTTGGGTAATATCAGACTTGGGACTGGCTAAGATAACTGTATCGAGTGTTGGGATATCTAGACCCTCGTGGGCTTGACTGAATGTTGCGAATATGATCTTCTTCTTTGAGGATTCCTGGAGCGCCGCCTCTTTCATACCACCCATATACAAACCCGATGTCTTGGGGAAACACTGATGAAGAAACTCACAATGTTGTCTACGGTCACTGAGAACGAGAAGTTGCCTCGTTCCAGCTGATGCTTTCTTTACGAGCTCTACTAACATCTGGTTTCTTGACCTATCCTCAACAATTTGGGTAATCATGTTGGGCATGGAAATCTTCCCATTTCTCATGGATGGTGGTGGGTTCCTATAATTTGGTGAGTCAAATGTTATGGGGAAAACCTCCACCTGTTCCTGGTTTTTTCGTTCAACGGCGAAGAATGTGGGTCCCATGAACCAGTGGAGAACCTTGGTGAGACCATCCTTCCTTTCTGGGGTTGCTGAGAGTCCGTAAATGTGCTTGGGACACATCTTGAAGAGACTTTGACTAAAAACTTTCGCACAGATGTGGTGTGCCTCGTCAACGATGAGCGTCCCTATACTCTCGAAGTCTGAGAAACTATATTCTTTGAGGGAGAGGGACTGGAGCATCGCGATTACAAAGTCACACTCTACCTCCTTCTTATCCTGTTGTACGACCCCGATGGTAGCTCCCGGGCAAAACTGTTGGATACGTTCACGCCACTGATCCGCGAGAAACTGTTTATGGACGATGATCATCGTTCTGTATCCCAATTTACACGCTATTGCCAAGGATACCGTCGTCTTCCCATAGCCGCATGGTAGAGAAAGGACACCGTGACCTGCTTTAATCGCTGCTGCGAGGGCATCATTTTGGTGTGTCGCGTCTCTGAGCTGTCCGACAAACTTGGTTCGGATCCGGGTGGGCTCGGGTCTCTTATCTTCCTTGGGTTCTCCAAGTTTATCGGTTCCATAGAATCTTGGAATGCAGACTCCATTCTTAGTTGGTCTAAAAACTTTGAAAGGCGGGGGAGGAAATCCGTAGTCTCCATTGACGATGGGTCTTACGGTAAGTTCCTTTTTAATTTCTTGAATTGGTCCCTCACTCACCAGGTATCCGGTTCTGGTGAGCATACTTATTTAAAGGGTACAAACTTTAAATAGGTACAATGCCTACCGTCGACGTTGAAGATAATATTAAGAAGCTCCGTGAGAGCCTCGAGAGAACGACACAGGATTTATTCCGTATGCAAGGGATGCTCTCCACCTTCGAGGAGTTCAAGAAGGGTGGTCTCAAGACAATTGACCTCCCCAATGACCCCAATCAGCCGGTAGAGCCCACTGAGGAGCTCGAGAGTACCCAAGAAAAGCCTGAGTGATCTCCCACATTCCAAATACCCTTGAAATCTATTTCGATTTCAACTTCATCACCCCGTATAAGAGACTGCAAGGGTCGCCCCTTAACTTCGCACATCACTCTCCTATATCGGAATGGAACCTTTACTTTTAGAACATGACCTTCGAGTGGATTACTCACACTCTTGTTGGTGAGTAGGTGTACCCTATTCGCGTGCATTCGCTCTATCATTTCAGAAACCCTCTGGGGAATCGTGAAGCGGATGTACTTTTTTTCATTGTGTTCGTACATGGGTTCGTACACTTTAGCTGATAACTTCATATACGATATACTAATAGTAAAACTATAAGTACTACAAACACAAATAACATGACCTGAGACAGTAAGATGGGTTTCATGGGTGGTCTTGTTCCAAAACAGATATGACTTAGAGACCTGGAAACTTCAGTCGCGGCTTCGACACTCGAATACGGTGTGTCTCGCGGCGACATCATACCACACATGGCAACCTTGGGGCACTTCCCAAAAAATGGGAGTTGTCCATGAAGACTGAGAACACCCGACGATTGTGTGAAGACCCATTTGTTGTCTTTCCATTCTGCACCCCACCCGATCCGTATAGACTTTGGTGTGGGGACACCGAGTTGTCTCACGACCCCAGCCTTTAGAGTTTCTGGATCAGTTTTGAGAATTTCTGGTGTGAGATCACAAATGACACATGATATGGTTTTACAATCGGAGAGAACTTTAGGTTGTAAATTCCATTCTGTGGTGGTTGAGATTTCTATGTCTGTTTTTATTTCAATTGGGGTATCGTAATCGAGAAGAACATTTATGGCGCCGTATGTACTTTCACTCACTTTCTTGAATGCATCTGGTCCCCAGTTGTCCCCTAGCAATTTGAGAGCTGGACTATTGTCTAAACATAAAAAGAGAACTCCATCCTTAATAACTCTTTCATCCGAAAACGTCGCGACGAAATCATTTTCACCATACTCAACACTTAACAACTCTGTCCCAAAGACAAAGTTTGCACCAGCATCCATAACAGCCTTTTCCATGGCGTCACACATCACTTTACCTGAAACCCTCTGTGTATAAATACCAGAAAGTCCTACATGATCAAAACTTTTAACAAATTCGTAGGCGGACATTACATTCCATGTAACTCCATCCATGATGAGGGGCATGTGTTCGACATATTTCGAACCCTTTTTACTCAGTGGTCCGAGGGCATCCTTAAGAGGTGTACGTTTGTATTTTTCAGGGAAAGCATATACTTTCGTGAACAGAAGTGCGAGGGTGACGTAATCTCCAGGGCTCAGTGATCGAATCATGAAGCCAAAGTATTTCTTTTTGTCGACGGGTAAGAAAAGGTCATGCCAATTTATACCCATCTCGGTGATGAGAGACTTGAAGTTGATGAATGCACGATCAAATAGAAGTCTATGTGCGTGAAGATCTCTCTTCTCGCCCCCTGGCTCCCACCAGGAACCACCACCTGAAACTTTTCTGTCGTAAATAGTGACTTCGTGTTTTCCTGATTTTAGAATTTCCCACGCGAGAGACAGACCTGTTGGACCAGCTCCTACGATATGAACCTTCATTCTATAATTAGTCATAGATTATTATATAGGTTTATTGTAGAATGTTATGTGTTGCTCAACATATACCAATCAAACTTCCTAGTAGAAAGTTGAAAACATGGAAGTTTGCAGGTAAGTTTCTATGGAAGAATGCCACTGTACAAAACAAAAAAGAGCTTGGTCAATGGACAAAGGTGGAACTCCTCGACCTTGGACCAACATTTGTAAAATTAGGTCAGATCGCTTCGACGAGGGGGGACCTCTACCCCCCAGAATTTACAAAAGAATTGGAATCACTTCAAGATGATGTCCCACCCGTAGAATTCGAGACCGTCATAGATTATGAGATTTTTAAAGAATTTGACCCTGTACCATTTAAATCCGCGAGTATCGGTCAAGTCCATATGGCTGTACTCCAAAACGGTCAAAAAGTTGTTGTAAAAATAAAACGCCCAGGAATTCTGGATATTATGAAGGAAGATACCGACACTATACGGACTATTGTACAGACCTTGGAAAAAATAGGCATCGATACAGGAAACAGTTCTGGTTCAGTTCTCGATGAGTCTATAGAATATCTTTTGGGGGAAGCTGATTATAAACAAGAGATTGATAATGCTATAAAGTTTCGAAAAAGTATGAAAGATGTTGATTGGGTAAAAGTTCCAAGAGTGTATAAAAAGTATTCTACCGATGAAATGATTGTAATGGAATATGTACCTTCAGTAAAGTTGACTGAAATTACAGATCCCAAAGTGAATAAGAAGAAGATATGCGAAGCCCTGATAAACGCATATGTTATTCAAACTATGGACAATGGTATATTCCATGCTGACCCACACCCGGGTAACTTGGGGTTTTCACCCAAAGGGAAACTCGTCTTTTATGATTTTGGTCTACTCGTGCCACTCTCTGAAGAACTGAGAGATGGGTTCAAGTCCCTCTTTGGATTTATAGTCACACGAGACACTGCTGGTATAGTTGATACCCTAGTCAAATTGGGTGTGATTGTTCCAACATCCTCAGATGTTTCTGATATTGAACTCTTCTTTGAAACTATCTTGGGGTACTTAGAGACCTTGGATGGTTCTGGGATTGTGAATGATGACCTCGCGATGCAACTCGCCATGGAAAAACCATTCGTCGTGCCGAGTAGTTTCGTGTATCTCGCCAAGGCATTCTCCACGATAGAGGGTATCTGTATCAAATTGGATCCAGATTTCAACTATTTCACATACTTGGAACCTCTCATTCAACAACAAATAATAGAATCTGTGGATGTTGGTGATATATTCATGAAGACCGCGGAGATTCCTGGGACGATAGGTAAAATAAGTACAGCTGTCACGGGTCTTCAAAAGTCTAGGGGGTCTATGAAACGTACTATGGTTAAAACACAACAAGAAGTTAGGCTCGTCCAGTACAGCGTGGTGTGTGCTCTACTGTCTGAGAAGTTCGGGGACAATCCACCCCTGGCAATGTTTTTTGTTTTGTGTACACTATGGTTTACTTTTCGTAAAAGTCGATAGACTTCTTCCCCCTCTTCTTGGGTGCGTCAGTCTTTTTGACCAACTTGTTATGTTCGTCAAAGTACCCTTTCATACGACGCTGTTCATCACGGAAAATATCAGAGACCTTCTCTTTGATCTTGTCCACATCAGCGTCACGTTCCTTTTGGATCTTCTTACTCAATCTCTTGAACCCCTTATCCTTCTTATCGGCAGCGAATACAGTGAAAGTGTTTGTAATGGCAAGCATTTACTTTGTATCGATATTTAAATTTAAACGTTTCAACTTTTCCTGAAACTCACGTCTCTCTCCCGGAGATTCAATCTCTTTCCCTGTGGCGATGGCTTCAATTTCAGGTCCCGTGAGTTGTAGGGCATTGACCCTAAAGTCCATGAACGCCTCCATAGAGTGGGGTACAAGGGGTTGGATAAGTTCATATATAGCCGTGGCATAGTCTCGAATTTCCTTTTGAGCGTGATGATCCATCCTCAATTGTAAGAAATGCATGAGATTATGGAGGTCCATCTTCCACACGAAGGAGGTGTAGGTCGATTGTGGTAAGACACCTCGAGCTTGTTCCCTACAAACACCCTTGTCAAGTAACTCCTGATAAATCTTGAAACTACATTTGTAATTTTTGGACACGAGCTCACTCAATTCACTTTCAAGTTCCACAACACCCTCCGATCCTTGATGATTCACTTCAGATTGTCCACGTAGTACTTCTGGTTCGTAATACTCTTCATCAACGATAGAATAGCGAGCTGACATCTCATTCACTGAAGCGGTTCGATGTCTCAGCCACTGACGAGCAATGTAAAGGGGTGCCTTGATACGAAATTTGAATACTACAAGTTCAAGGGGTGAAGTGTGCCAATTTCTAACGAGATACCTAATAAGACCTCTGTCACCACGTGTAGTTTTAGTACCCGTTTGATAACTTACACGAGCACCATCAACGATAGCCTTATCTAGATTTTCTTGGGGCATGTGGTCAACGAGTTCTACGAATCCATGGTCCAATACTTTCTTCATTATGTACATCTATCCGTTCAAATCTTTAATAATCACAACTATCATCGAATGGTACCTCTCCACAAAAATCATAAAGTTTGTACAACTTCGCTTGTGTTTTTTCGATATCAACTTTTGTGTCATTCAGGGCATCCATCGCGTCATCCACGAGTTCCATGAATGTATCGAGCTCATCGAGGGCTACACGATGGTTCAATCTTTTACTCTTCTGTGAGTGAAACGCAGACTTGAGACGTTTGTTACTTTTGATAACCTTGTCAAGGTTAGGTTTGTTGACGGGGGCGGACATTCGGATGGTGAGACTCATTTGTATATACTTTACTTCTTATCTTTAAGAGGTTAAAAAAACAGTAATTAATATTAATATAATGGATCTAAAATTCGAATGTACTGATGATGGTATAGCATATACTTATGTGAACGGTGTTAAGGGTACATTAAATCAAGCTGATACGAATGTACTCTTGAGTCACTATATTCAAATACCCATGAACGGTAAATATGCAGAAACTGGGAGTTATTTGGGTTGTAGTGGTGTTCTAGCCGGTCTATCGAGTAAGCATGGTACAACTATATATTGTCACGATATATGGGTTGACAACATGGAAGAACTATCAAATGAATCTGGTCCTCCACCGAAAGTTGACGATTATTTTTATACTTTTTATGAAAATGTGTTGAACAACAACTTACAAAACATAGTTATTCCTATTCGTGGTGACAGTGCGTATACACTTAATATTCATAAAGATAAGAGTATAGACCTCGCATTTATAGATGGTGATCATTCATACGAAGGAGCTCTGAAGGATTTTAATACTCTTTTACCAAAAATGAAGACAAATGGTATCATTTTATGTCACGACTGTCATCAAAATAATGATGTTATGAAAGCTCTTATGGAGTTCTGTAAAGAAAATTCTATAGAAAATGCGACCGGATTTAAAAATTCTTCAATTATAAAGATAACTCTAGAGCCTTCTTCAACTCCTCAATGTCCCGATAATACCTCTTCAGATCCTTCATAAATCTTTTATTGTTTTCGAGAACTTCACATTCAGGCTTATTCAAATAAATCCAAGCTAAATTGGGTTTGGAATACTTTGTCATCTTTTGATTCTCGTTAGGTTTCCGTGCTACCAATTTGGTTGTTTTCTTCTTTTTAGAGGCTGGTGTGACTTCAACTCTATTCACAAAACTGAGAGCCTGCATAACAGTGTCTGCGAGGTCATCCTTCTTCTTTGATTTGATGAATGTATCCAACCAGTGTGCGTTGGTGGTACCGTTACGGATAAAGGCTTCACACCTTTCGATAGACACCTTTTTCCTCTTATTGTATTGTGCCTTCCCAGGTCCGGCAACATCGGGAATCTTGTGACGAGCATCGTATAGGATTGTCTCAACTTGAGGACATTTAATGATAAAGTAGGCGTGAAGGAAGTGCATTACTGAAACCATCCTCTTATTGCGGTCGGGTTGTTTCTCGATGAGAATCACATCCGCTGTGAGTACCCATGGTCTTTCATCAAGGTGTTTTCGAAGAGATACATAGACACCGTCCGCGTGTTGAGGAGGAATTCCATCGACATCCCACTCCCTTACGATATTTCCGGCTTTATCGTCAAGGAGACATAGTGCTAAATTCTTTGTACCAACGTCAATAGATAGAATCATTTAATATAAAGGATTAATATATCTTTAAGTTAACATGGAGTATATGGAGTTACATTATTACTAATGGAACAGGTTAAAGAGTTTATTTTTCTAAAGACTATGTGGTGTTGGTGGTGCTGTCATTCATTTAATGGTGAGCCTTTAAGTATGCCCCATAAATACGATAATAGGCGAAATTCTTTTCAAACATCCGGAAACTTTTGTTCATGGAGTTGTATGAAATCCTATGCGATAGATAAGCATGGGATCAGTCGAGGTGGTATCATTTGTGGGAACATCATAATGATGCGTAAAAGGATGTACGACAAATTAGGAAGTGTAAAGCTTGCCCCCAATCGTTTTAAACTAAAGGTATTCGGTGGCGATATGACTATAGAACAGTTTAGACAAAATCACACAATAGATGTGTCCGAACCTAAAAAAATAGATACGAAACCGGTTGTTGATAACATGATACCCTTTGTGTCAAGCACCAAAAAGATGGATGAAATAAAGAATGCGACAACGAATAACAGCGCTTTGAGACTCAAGAGAAATAAACCTCTCAAACGGGATTACAACAATCTGGAATCAGCTTTAGGTCTCATTATAACTCCCAAACCCCAATAATCTTATTTGTTTAGGGGTGGGTGTAGATGGTGGTAATTTATCACTTTTTTTACTGTGAACCCATCGCATACCATCATAAGCCACCCAGCAAATATCATACCTCTCTATCATTTTCCTGCATAAAACACATGGTAATGATATAGCGTCTCCATGAATATTCTGGCGGTACACAATAAGTTGTCCGTACTTCCTATGTAACCATTCCGTGAATTGATGAGATTTACGACCCTTCCTCAAACATTCCCTATACAAACGTTTGATGAGTTGTCGTTCCGCGCACATGTGATTATTACTAACAACCTCCGGTCCTTTTGACATAGAACTTGTGACTGTACAGTATTTCATAATTCACAATTAATACATACTTTACCCGAGTATACAAAATCACAATGATTACACTCACTTAGGCTTATTAATTTATTTTTTGAAACGAGACCCTTCGAGAATCGTTCGAGTTCCTTCACTGTGTAAATTCCATACGATATCATAGTTTCTAAAGTTGGAAATCTCATCCTATTGTGCAATCGTATATAACCCTTATGTTAGTTTAGACAAGCGAAGCACTTTTTAAGACTGTCTTTCGTTTTGATCATGTTGGCGAATGCATCAACCATAGGGGGTACTAATGTTTTCAAGATTTTTTCAAACTCAGTATCCTTATCACCCTTATCGATCTGTTCGATGAGATGATTGAGAATGCCGATTACCAACTTTTTCTTTTGTGGTCCGGGGAGTTTTTTGCATTTCGCTGTTTCGATCATGAGACGACCGAGAATCGGTGGAATGTCTTCCTTTGTGAATCCATCGTCTATATATTCTATCTTAATTTCTTCGATGGTTTTCATCAGGGTCTGAGTATCAATCTTCCCAGTAAATCTTTGTAATATGAGATCCATTTATATATTTGTATACTATAAGATTAGAAATGAAATTCAATGACACCATCGCATATACTGCGATCGCCACTGGTATGGTCAAGATGTATATGGATTTCGAAAATTCGAATAATGTTGATATAAAATTAAAAAATTCCATTATATTCGGTATAGTCGTCACGACGACGTGGATGATTTATTATACGAAACAGTACGGTTTCAGTGTGTTTACGATGTATACAGTCATGAGTTTATTATTACAACTATATGTTTTGAAGAACATCATGGTTAAAGAGAGTAATATTAAGTAAATCAGTAATGAGTTCCGTCATCTGTGCACCCATCAAACTTTCTTACTATAAGCGTTATCAGACTAAGCACTCTGCTCGTAGTGCGATTAAGGTTCGTGCATCTGCGAAACCTTCTAATACACCATACAACCCAAAGACTCGTTTCGCGGAGGTTCTGAATGGTCGAGCGGCTATGCAAGGTGTTCTATGGGGTTCTCTAAACTGGGTGATGACGGGTGAAAATGTAATTCAACAGATTGAGGATCCTATGTATGCTGTCGCTGCGACTGGTGTTGTGACTACATTAGCACTCGCGTCCCTGTTCACGGCTGAAAACTTCAGTACCGAGAAAATTGGAGCATTCACACCCGATGCTGAGCTCAAGAATGGTAGATTGGCGATGCTTGGGTTTATTGCCTTATTTGGGTTGAGTGCCATGTAACTTAAAAATTCGATCATCTTCACCTTTTCTTCCATCGAAAATGTCCCTGCCCTACGCAACACGTATAGCAAGAACATGAGAAGTATATACACATTAATAGCTATTGGCTTCATACTTAAAGATGTATTTATTTTAATACATATGAATATACTCGTACTTGGTTCTGAGGGTGTTATAGGAAGTGCTCTATGTAAACATCTCGAGGGGCTCGGTCATCACGTCATCCATTGGGATATCAAATTGACGACTGATCATGATTTGAGTAATTCCCTAAACACGTACAGACTCAAACGTGAGATAGACGCGAGTGACTTCGTATTCTTCATGGCGTATGATGTTGGTGGTGCGAGGTATATATGGGATGTTGGATTGGATTTCATAAATAGGAATAACATGATCATGTTAAACACGTTCAATCTCCTCGAAGGTAAACGGTTCATATTCGCTTCGAGTACGATGTTTAACATGGACAATGTGTATGGGACATTAAAACATGTAGGGGAGTATTACACCCGGAAGCTGGGTGGTATGACCACACGTTTCTGGAACGTATATGGACCCGAAGAAGTTTCTGAAAAGTCACACGTCATCACAGATCTGATCCACAAGTTCAAGGAGAAGGGGTACATAGACTTGATGACGGATGGGGAGGAGGAGAGACAGTTCTTACATACAGATGATTGTGCGAAGTGTCTCACGACAATCATGGGCAACTACGAGACGATTAAACAGAAAACAAATTCCGTGGATGTGACGAGTTTTGAATCCATCAAAATCAAAGATATTGCGAGATATATATGTGAAGATGTGCGACCGTCTTATACAGGGGTTAATACACATGATCGAATTAACGAACCAAGACCGTTTATTCTAGAGTATTGGAAACCTGAGATTCCTCTGAGGGAGGGAATATCATCTCTTGTACAAGACTATCGAAATCATACTCCCTAGTCCATCCAATCTGTTCTATGTAATCATCCGTACCCACCAATAGTGTATTGTTATCAGGTCTATAAAACTCTGGTGATACCCGAATCATGATTTTACTATCTATTTTACCAACTTCATCTGTACCCTCACCAGACCATTCAATCGTTTTGTTCAGTTTATTTGCGACAATTTCGATGAATTCACGGACAGAATGTGTTTTACCTGAGGCTATCACAGCCTCCCTCGCCCATCGCTGTTGTACCATGAGCCACATAGCCTTAACATAATCTTTCGCATGACCCCAATCTCTCCTCGATTCAAGGTTTCCAATTTGAAAACATTCTCCAGATTGTAAACCTTTGACTATTTTTTGTGTGACATACATATCTGGTCGTCTCGGCGATTCATGGTTGTACAAAATACCCGAACACACATATAGACCCTCTATGTCCCTATAATGCTTAACTAGAGAGTCCGCAGTATCTTTAGATATCCCATATATACCTCGAGGTCCACGCATTGTATGTATCGTTTGTGGACTCGACCAGGTTGATTTAGTCTTTGCAAAAATCTCTGAACTTGAAGCTTGGAAAATTCTATACTTTGACTTCATTCCAGTATTTTTCACCGCTTCCATGATGTTGAGAATACCCATTGTGTTCACTTGGAATGTATCTATGGGAGAAGACCCATGGACTTTCGCAGCCAGATTGTACACCTCGATACGTTCAAAATCCATACACCCATGAATAGTATCATAGACTTCATCGTAGTTTCTCACATCTCCTCGAAATTTTACGAGATGATACCCCTTTTCTTGTAGGAGTTCACACATATAAGATCCATCTTGTCCGTTCGGACCCGTAACTATACCTGCATACATTTAAAGATACGACGGGTTTAAACTTTAAATGCTTGTCGATATCTCCAAGGCTGAGCTGATCGATAAGATTACTATCCTTGAGATTAAGGATGAACGCATACAAGATGAGATGAGACTCAAAAATATTCGTCATGAATTGGGTATTTTAAGAAAGATTGAATTTCATACAGCCCTAAAGGATGAACTCAAAAAGGTGAATAATACAATCTGGGACCTTGAGGATGGAATTAGGAAACTCGAAAAGTGTGAGGATTTTGGGGCTGCGTTTATAGACCTGGCGAGAAAAATCTATAAATTCAACGATGAGCGGGCGAGAATTAAAAAGGTAATCAATTTGGAGGAGGGTTCAAATATTGTGGAGGAGAAGAGTTATTAAACGAAAGTCCACACTTCGTCACTAAACACAGTCTTCACAGTCCTAGGTCCGTAGTACTTATGAGCGATATCCAGATGAAAGAAATTCGTCTTTGGATCACCAATCTTCACAAGTTCTATCATCCAATTATATGAACTATTCATACAATGCACTTCATCCGCATTTTCAATCACTGAGATGTACTCGAAAATATTAGGTCTATCACATTTGAAGAATTCTTGATTCTTATCTACAACTTTAGAGTCTGGTTTATAAACGAATTTATCTGTTTTTACTTCGATAACCCTATCCCTCTCTGGATCATCATGTACGAAAATATAGTTTTTCTCATCGATTGTAAATTCTTTTGATTTATCTCGAATAACCTTAAACTTGGAATACATATACTTTGGGTTCACACCAGCTTGTACATAGACACCATGTGCCCAATTGGTCATAATACTACCCTGACCCTGTGTCATAAACTCCCAACTCTTGTCATCCATTCCATACGTGGCGAGTGGAATGATATCACCCTTAGCTTGAGACCATATTTCACGGGGATTGGTTGTATCGACGAGTATGAGTTCAACCTTATCGGCAATATCCCTGTACATGAACCTAACACTTTCTTCGTGACAACGCTTAACAAATATCCTCACGGTATCCGTCTCTGCGAAATGTCGGACCATACCGTTCAACATGATCTGGTCACCGAGACCTAGATGATGAAGAATAGTCTTCACCATTTGTTTTTTATGGTTTCAAAAACTTTAACTATCATATCCTTTGTGATAAATTGATTGTTGCCAATGTACACCCCATTATCATTGAGAAGATTTGCATTTGGAACATCTACCGAATCTTTCCATTTTTCAAGGAAAGGGTGAAGGAGTAGATTACCAGATACAATAGGGCGATATTCTACACCAAGTTCTGTAAAGATAGTCTTGAGTTTAAGCATATCTTCTGGTTTTTTGCATACGAATGGGAATGCAAAACTGCTATTCCCAGGGTCATTATAAGGGATATAAAATAGTTCAGGGTCAAGATGTTCCATGAAACACTCAAAATTATCACGCCTCGTTTCAATATTTTCATCTAGACGTTTCAACTGCTCTATGCCGAGAACAGCATTCAGTTCGGTGTTTCTAAAATTATACCCATCTGTTAGGAATAAGAAGCTTGGGTCTATTTTGGGGTGTTTGTTAATAGCCTCTTCATAATACTTGGGTGATAGAAGTCGAGCCATCCCATGACTCCTCTTGATCTTCATGAGTTCATAGAGAAGTTCATTATCGGTAGAAATAATTCCACCCTCAATCGTTGTCATATGATGACCATAATAGAAACTGAATGTACTCCCTGTTCCCACACTACCTCGTTTTTCCCCATTTGGTCCCTTGACGCCATGCGACTCACAGATGTCTTCAAGGAAAATTGCATTCGGATATCTTTCCTTAAGTTTTTCCATGGGTGCGTTAAGACCGAGAAGATGGGTCACGAAAACAATCTTGATGTCCTCATCTGGTAAACTATCTATATCAAAACTATACGTTTTTAGGTCTACATCACAAAATACCGGCTCGAGACCAACTTGGAACACTGGTGATACGTTAGTGACCCACGTACACGCTGGTACCAAGACCTTGGAACCATTTGGGATGTCATACATTTCCTTAACCGCCGCCAACAATAGAAGATTGGCTGTACTTCCAGAGGTTACATACAGTGAATACTTACACCCAAGCCATTCGCTCCATGCATCTTCAAACTGTTTCACCATGTTCCCACACGTGTACCTATCCGAAGACTGTATAAAATCGATCATAGCCTTCTTATCCGTGTCTGTGATGGCTGTTTGCATCAAAGGCCACCACATCTTTATAACTTTTATTCATTTTCTTTTAAGTTGGTGTAAAATGTATCTTGTTTATCTTGTTTTTGAACAGATTTAATATGCCAAATAGCAAGTTGAGGATCTGATTGAAGCTGTGCAATTTTTTCCGAACCTACGAGTCTCTCATGAAGTCCTAAACTCCATGTAATTTTACCATTGTTTTTAAAGTATCGACCTTGATAATCTGGCCAATTGATCCAACCCATCTCATTTACAGAAAACTTCATCTTTTTACACCACTCTTCAGTGTATCCGGGTATAATATTGATACGAGGTAGGGTTAGAATATCTCCATCAAATGTTTTTATGTTCTTGATTAACGCTTCTTGGGGGATTTCATCTGCGTCTAAGACAAAAATATATTCACCGGTACATTTGGTGATGTGATAATTCCTATGTTCTGAAAAGTTTCCACAAAACATTCTCTCGTTCACTGTAACCCTGTTCTCAAACACTTTTAGCACGGCTCTCACCTCATCGGTAACCTTACCCGAGTCGACTAGAATATTAATTTCGTCTTCTTCGTCGGCAACGTTAGACAGGAATGACAGTAGAGCGTTAAGTTCTTGATGTTCGTTGCAAACACATATAGCGTAACTAATTTTCATATACTTCTATTAAGGATAAAACTTTAAATAAAACCATATGAAGACAATCATAAGTCTCACGAGTATTCCAACCCGTTTCAAAACACTTCCCGCCATCGTCTACGATCTCGAAAAAAATCAGGATGTGGATGAGATTTGGATCAACATCCCTTACAAGTATAACAGATTTCCGGGTATTGAAGTCGTGGTTCCAGACTTTTCGATGTGCTCCAAAGCCATATTGAATAGGTGCACGGACTATGGACCAGGTACGATGTATATGGGTCCAGTACACGCTGAAAACTGTGATGCGGACCTTGTCATAGTTGTGAACGATGACACAAAATACCCACCTAACCTGAGCAGTAAGCTTATTGAGTTGTACAAGGGCGACTCATGTTGTTGGTGTCTATCGGGATTCAGGGTAGATGAGTATATCAGCAACAATGGACGTGTACCGAGATATAATCGAGAGTGTATAGATGTCACTGAGAGTTATGGTGGAGTCATCCTCGACATGAAATGGTTGAGAGATATGAAGGAAGTCTTTTCTGACTTTTACAAACTCACGTATAATGATGACATCATAATCAGTAATTTACTCTCGAAAATGAATGTTCAAAAGAAAAGTATTTATGACCAAACTATGAACATTGGTATGATTAAACAATATTCATATGGAATGGGTGAGGATGCATTATTCCAAAACAATGGGGAGGGGAGTCACGTTGAAAACAACAAACGTGTATTTAAGACACTAAAAGAAAAAAATATGTTATACTTTTAAATGGAAGAGTTCAAGGATGCGTGTTTGGGTCTCGATGTACGCAGCGAAGAGATCGCCGCAGACCTCCGAACTCTCCCATAGACTATACACTCGCTGAGCGATATAGACAAATCGACCAGGAAATATACGAGATGGAGAAACGATTCAAAACCTAGACAACGATGTTAATCGTCTCAAATTACAAGAGTTTTCTCGTGACCAACACGGAGGGTCGTATTCACAATTACCTCAAAACCGGCATCCTTGAGGTTCTTACAGAACGCAACATCTTCAGAGCATGTATCCCGTATCAACTTCCCATCTTCACCTTCCATCTCTATGAGAGGGTAGGTAAAGTATGGATATTTCATCTTTTCTAGAACCTCCTTACGACACGCGAAGAACCCCATACCGTTGTAGGCTACGGAGATGTATTTTTCCTTTTCGGGTTTTCCCGCCTCCATGAACTGGAATGATCCAGTCTTCTTGAAACAGTCCAAGTCCCACTCCTTGACGCATGCGTAGTGTTTCATATCCTGCATCTGATAAAGACCTGAAACCACCGGATGCTTTTTAGTATCTTCGAGAAGTTCTATGACTTGCTCGGGTGTAAACATGATATCAGAATCGATTGTGAGCCAAACATCATACTCGACTTGACCACCGAATGGTTTCTGGTCAGCACCCCTAAGAACATTGAGACCTAGGGTCTTCATACGAGAAAATGTAACAAAGCTCGAATATTCATTAGTGACCATGAAATCGTAACCCTTCTTCGTGAGTTCCATGAGAGTCTGAGACCAGTTCATGAGAAACGTCCCGGAAAATGTACGTCCCGGGAGAGCGAGAATAACTTTCATCATTTGGATAATATACTGAGCACCTCTTTAACCGCTGGGTGTCGAATGACGTCATCGTGATTCATTTCTATATGTTTGATATATTCTAGGTCTATACACTGCATTTTATATATCAAATTTTCAAGACCATTATCTTCCCCTAAATCACTCTGTTCTAAATCACCGGTGATAATAAGCTTCGTACCTATACCTATACGTGTGAGAAGCATTTTCATTTGATTTTGTGTACTATTTTGCATCTCATCCGCTATAATGACTGTGTTTTCAAATGTTCGACCCCTCATGTACCCCAGTGGTTCAATAGAAATACACCTATCCATTTGACTATGGGTCATAGACTGTTCGAAAATATCATACATTGGTCTAGCCCATGGTTCCATTTTCTGGTCCATATCACCTGGGAGGTATCCCATATCTTCATCTACTGTGATAATTGGGCGAGTGAGTATAATTTTGGGGCGCTGGAATTTATATACATGATCTATAGCAACCTGACATGCTAGCATCGTTTTGCCCGAACCTGCCGGACCCGTACCTATCACAATTGGTATTGGTGACTTAAGTGCGAGCATATATTTACATTGACCAGGGGTCTTTGGGAAGTTCATCTATATTGATTAAAGATTTTTTCCTTATATAATTTATATGGAGTTCCATTTCATAAAACTTAATGTAAATGGAACGTACTTAACCCTTGTAGATCCTATGTCCAAACCGAGGTATATATGTTTTTCGGAACATGCAGAGGCTAGGGTATGTATAAATTATGTATCATTATTTAGATCGAAATATGGTATTTGGCCATGTTTCGACATGTCTAAGCGTAGGAGAAAGTTGGAAAGAGACATACGTGTAAAACAGAGAACCCCCGAACAGGTGATGCAATACCTAGATATAGAGACGTACGATCTAAAAACAATCGATCGACTTGCATGTAGAACAAATGCATCTTTCTACTGTGTATTACGTTTCGAAAGTGATTATATTGGAAATACTGAATCCATCTCAATGTCTGGTCAAGAGATGGATGCAATTGTCGACGATATCGCGTATAGAGATCTGCTGAACTTTAGCTTAAAAATAATGTAACTTGTAATAATAATGTGTGGTATCCTAGCCCTCTCTGGTGAAGAAGTAGAAGTGCCCCCCTATCTCCTTTCTCACCGTGGTCCAGATGATTATCGAAGTGAAACGATAGGTAAATGTCGTATGGATTTTTACCGCCTCTCGATCAATGATCTCACTGACGCTGGTATGCAGCCATTTGTAAAGGATAACGAGATGCTCATTTGTAACGGCGAAATCTATAACCATCGCGATTTCCGTGATGGTACTGAGAAGAGTAACAGTGATTGTGAAGTTCTCCTTCCACTGATCAGAGACCACGGAATGATGAAGACCCTTGACCTCATCAATGGTGATTTCGCATTCGTGTGGACAGATGGTAAGCGGGTCATGGCTGCCCGTGACCCTGTTGGTGTGCGCCCCCTCTTTTATACCCGGTACTCTGAAAACTCAATCGCCTTTGCGAGTGAGATCAAGGCTTTGCTATTCCTGAATAGTAAAATTCATATCTTCCCACCTGGGCATATGTATGATTCATATATTGACGATTTTGTGTGCTATCACACCGGTTACTGGCGCGTGAACAAATACATCAAAACTGGGTTTAAGCGACAACTCAGAGAAACACTCGAACACGCGGTACACGACCGCATTGATAACACTGACAGGGAGATAGGGTTTCTCCTCTCGGGTGGTTTGGATAGTAGTCTCATCGCTTCCATAGCTGCTAAGAAGCTTGGGAAGATCCGAACATTCTCAATTGGTCTCGAGGGGAGTCCAGACTTGGAAGCTGCGAGGACTATGGCGAAGTACCTAGATACCGACCACACAGAGGTTAAGTTTACACCAGAGGAAGGTATCGCACACATCAATGATGTGATCCATTCCCTGGAGTCGTACGACACGACAACAGTGAGGGCGAGTACACCTATGTGGCTTCTTTGTAAGTACATCAAACAGAACACCCCATGTCGCTACATTTTCTCAGGTGAGGGGAGTGACGAGATTTTGGGTGGGTACCTCTATTTCCGTAACGCACCAAATGTGGATGAATTCGCATGTGAAAACATGCGTCGTTTGAGACTTATTCACCAGTTCGATGGGTTGCGGGCGGATAGATGTGCTGGTGCACATGGTCTAGACATGATTGTCCCTTTTCTCGACAAGAACTTCATAGACTTCTGTATGATCATCAACCAGAACGAAAAGATGGATGGTATGGAGAAACGAATTCTCCGTGAGGCTTTCGAGGGATATCTCCCCCATGAAATCCTCTGGAGACAGAAGGATGGCATGAGCGATGCTGTGGGTACGAATTGGGTGGATGAGGTAAAGAGGTACGCTGAGAAGGATATCGACGACACTGTATTTAGGGAAACGAAGTTGAAGTCACGTGGTCACAATACACCCCTAACGAAGGAAGAGGTTCTGTACAGGAACATCTTCTGGAAGATGTACGGGAAGGAGAATGATCATCTCATCAGTGAAATCTGGCGTCCCAAGTGGACGACTGTGACCGATCCAAGTGCGCGTCTACTTATAGAAAAGAATCCCAATTAATATAAATGGCACACTTCGTGAGGAGTTTCGACTGTAAAAACGAAGAACATGCTATGTGGTTGAAGAAGATCGGGGGTGCTATGGCGAAATCTATTAGTGGTGATAAGATTGATATTATCAACATCGTTAATAACAACCCTTTACCCGGAAAGCCCACCGCAGACGATCCTATGAACTGGGCATATATACATTTCCAGTTGTGTATGAAGTACGCGAACGCTGTTCTAAACTGCGATGCGTTTATCCCCACTTCCAATTAGTTGCATATATTCATTTAACGTGAAATCTTGGGGTTCTGAATTTTCATCCATACGTATGAGTAATATTTTACCCTTTACCACTTCCCCATGAAATGGGAATGGTAAAGTGTTTTCATTCTCTATCAAACCATGTTCAGGTTTCATGAGGACTACATCTATATCAGGCCATTGTCCAATAAATGTACCCCTCCCGGACAATAATTTAAAAATCTCGTTTTTTGATGGTTCGATGTCTAACTCTATTTCTTCCAGATAATTTTCAATCTCATGAATGAGAATAGCCTTAGTCATCTTAATCACAACTCATAAAAAAATATTTGCGAAATGTATATAATAACAATGCAGCGCACCATTATGATTATCCTAGTACTGGCGTTGGCGGCTTTGGTGTACTTCATGTTCGGATCTCCTGGTAAGGAACGTGATCCAAGGTTTGTTTTCAGTGAGAAATACCGTCCTGAACAATCTGCGTACAAGTACGGGCTCGTTGATACCAACCCCGCTCGTCGTGTCGGTGCCTTTTTTGATACCTGCTCCCCCGAAAACATGGGTGATTGCAAGCGCAATGACCCATACAAAGGTCTACCCAAGCCCTAAGTCGTTATATTTTTTCGTGTATAATTATATAATGGAAAACCCAACCCGCCAATTCGTCATCAATAGATTTTCAGAATTACTGGAACTACCTGTTGATGACGTGATATGTATAAATCTCGAAAAAAACATTCTGAATCATTCGATCGGTCGCTGTGAATATGCCGCATGGGAAAACCATAGGTTTACGAATATTTACAAGCATAAGTTTTTACAGCTTCAATATAATATTCAACATTCACCTGAACTAAAAATGAATATTACTGATAAAAAATTAAAAACGAGTGATGTCATTAATCTGAATCCCGATAAACTATGGTTTGATGGTCCATACGCCAAAACTATTCAGGAACGACTTCATAAAGATATGAGGAAGGAATACAATGCGAAAGAACTTAAGAATCAAGATGGTTTTTTCAAATGTGGACGTTGTAAGTCTATTAAGACCACATACTACCAGATGCAGACTAGATCAGCTGATGAACCTATGACGGTATTCGTCAGTTGTCTCAACTGTAACCGAAACTGGAAGTGTTGAGTGTATGTTTTGAATCAGTGAGATCTGTTTTTAAATCACCGACCGATAAAACAAACGTATAAGGTAATTGTTTTTTCATCAATGTTTTTGTTCTAGCACTCGTAAATCCTAAATAGTCATATGTAATTTTATATTCACGAAGTTGTTTCTGTGTCCATTCTATCACCACACCCACCCCGGGTCTAGCTGTGATGATCACTATTTTGTACCCTAAATTCCTAGCGATATGTAGGAGTTCAATCATAGGTGTATTAGGGTCCCCATTTTTAAAGATGAGTGTGTCATCTATATCGAACATCACAGCATCATCGACACGCACTGGGCGTGTCGATATATACTCAATACCCCTACTTTTTAGAGTATTCATTAATATTATTAAAGATTTAAATTTCATCATGAACATAGATGATCGTAGATGTATATTGTGAAGATGATACGGTTCAGATAGCTCGTATTATCAATGAAATTGATGACTCCTACACTATACATTTCCTCGAAAAAAACAAGTACAATGTTTATGATTTTAGTGAGGAAGAGGTGAAGGTTTCAAAGGATTCTATTTCAGGTTTTTACGACACCGACGACCTCCAGGGAACGAATCTATACGTGAAAGTTCAACACGGATACGAACTTTTAGATGATAGTGACGATGAAACATTTCAATGTCCAGAATCAGAAGAAGATGAGAGTGAAGATGAATCACTCGTTGACGAAGACGAAGACGAAGACGAAGACGAAGACGAAGCCTAAGTAAAATAATAATTATATTAAAACAAGATGGATTATAAAGAACAAAAGAAACGCGTGACTAAGAACGACAAGAAAAATAAGAGAGAAGTATTCTCTCAAAAACACGTGAGAAACATACTTAAACAAAAGGAGCATTCACAGAATAAGAGAAACGATGGCGCCCTACACCCCACCGAATGTTCACTACTCACAAATGGACGTATCAATGTACAACGAAGATAGGATTTTCGCGTTCATAGGTAAAACTGGAAAGAAGTTTTATTGGCTCACCCATACACTTGGTCTCGATTACTTGTGGTATGACAAGGAGCGTAAAGTGTTTGAGATTTGGGGACCATTATACACCCATATGAATAGTCAATCAGAACATGTTATTCGATGTGAGTTGGATTATTTTATGAAGCCTAAGTTAGAAGATACATCTTCCCAAAATCAGGATGTTATACAAACAACCATCCAGACTTGTTAGGAACAAACCGTATGAAAATTCCGGTTTGCGAGCCCAAAGTGGTACGCTATATGATATCATAAATCCAGGTGAATGTACACACTTTACATTTGTTAAGGGTCCGGTGTACATGGAAAAACTCTATTTGCGATTATTGAAAAAAAATAACGAAACCCTCGGTATTCCTTATGTTGATCCAGTGTTACCTAAACCTGAACCATTCATTCCGCGGATACCACCACAAGAACCTGAATTGGATGTCCCGGATCGCGTCTATTTAAGACTTCGCGTTTTAAAAAATGGCACCATTCGCGCGAAGTTGTCTGGAGCTATGTGGGACCTATACGAGACATATTACAAAAAACTTTGTAAACCACCGATTAAAACGATCTTACAGGCGTATAAGTCACATGGGTTCAGTCCAGGGTTTCTCGAAGGAATTAATAAAAATAACATGAAGCAGCTCAAATACGCTGTAAAACTACCTATTATATTTCAAAAAATATTTGATAAGGAATCAGTGAAAAAGGTAAAAAAAGAAAAGAAGAAGGATCCCGAAGACATCCCGGTAGATATCCCGGTAGATATCCCTGAAGAAGAAGTCAATGATGATGATGATGTTCCAGTGGGTGAAGATGAACTTGATGTGGAACCCGATGAGGATGAAGAAGTTGTAGATGAGGAGGAATATGAATCCGATGGAGAGGATTATAGTATGCCTAAGTAGGATCATAAATGTAATAAACCATCTTTAAATGTTCGTCACCAACGTTGTCCTCGCCAATCAAATTCTCGATCGTGGCTTCTTCTATACCCTGAAGGAAGCGACGCGTCACGCTAACGAACAAACCAAGGAGAAAATCTGGAAGCTCCCCAATAACTCTGTCTTCTTCGGTGACATCGAAGTTCGTGTCTACAACACCGACGACTACAAGAATGAACATTTTCTTTCTTTCGTTGATTCCTGCCGAAATTGCAGAGATGTCATGTGATCAGCATGTCATCAAGATCCAATTGGAAATTTGCCAAATGCTTTACACTGCATGGTACTTTTCCAGTGAGGAAAATTACGTCCAAGAGAATGCACCATATACAAAGGATGGAAAGAGGCGGGGATACCGTGCCGCACACCCAAAACATCCAATGACTATATGGATTGGTTCGAGTCTGGAAAACTATATCTACGCATGTGAGATTGGTATGGCTTTGACCCTTGAGTACACGTATAGATATGGCAAGATACACACTTGTGCGGAACATCTAACGTGGTTGATGAATCATCATCCATCTCATTTTGAGGAGCGCAAAAGTGAGACAGCATACTACTCTAGGGAAGGGATCCCCGAGTGTATGCCTGAAGAGTATAGGTGTCCAAGTGTGGTGGGTGCTTATC